ATACGATTTTTAAAGTTACAGGTGAGAATAAATCCGCAATTTTTAGAATATTCTTCCATGAAATTACGAAGAGCTGGTTGCGTTGAATTTGGATTAAGGTAATCTGCCTCGTCAAGGATTACATATTTGCGGCCACCTTGCAGTGATACAGATGATGCAAACTGCTGGATCTGATTGCGAAGCGTATCAATATTTCCATTCATCGATCCATTAATGATAATATAATCGCAATCAAGCTCAGACAGCATAGCCCTAGCAATAGTAGTTTTACCAACGCCGGCAGAACCAGATAATATGAGATTAGGAACATTTTCTTGATCCACAAACGTTTGAAACATTGTTTTAGTTTGATCTGGCAGAATAGTATCGACCACTGTTTTAGGACGATACTTTTCTACCCACAAAAAATCATCATTCATAATATAAACCTCAAATCAAATATTAGTCGAATTTAGAATTACTTTCAATTGCAATCCAATATTCTACACTATCTGATTTGAAATGTGAAATACCTTTTGAAGTAATTTCTACTTGATAGGTATTTGGGATGATCTTAAGATTTTCAGTTTTGAATACCGCAACAAAATTAACGTCGGTTTCACCAACTTCAATGTCGTATTTGTCAGAGCTCGGATTCTTTGTATCAGTCGCGCGAAGAATGACCTTACCATCTTCACCAACAATACAAAGATCTGGGAAGCTCATTACACCAAGAGCTTTCATGATCTCAGCAAAGTTTTCTTGCTTTAGTTCAAATTCAACATCAGCGATGCCAATGTTAATTTCTTTAGTCGGTGGAGTAACAATAGTAGATGGATCTGCAAAGGTGTAATTGACTCGTCGTCCTGGTGATTGAATTGAAACCATCTTCTCACCAATCTCAAAAGCAGGTGAATCAAAGAGTGATACTACACCAAGAAAACGTGACAAATCGTAGATAGCAAACGTTGATGGAATGTTCTCATCAAGAATTGCTTTTGCCATCATATTTTTATTTGGTGAAATTGTTTTAAGTACGTTACCTTTTTGAAATTGAATTGAAGGATTAATCGTAGAAAAATTACGAAGTACCTGAATTGCTGGTTGACTAAGTTTCATATTATAAATTCCTCACTTGGTTTTCTTTTTTGAAATTTTTGCAGGGTCAGCTGTTGCGGCTGCACCAATCGATGCAATGTGCGCTAGAGATCCACCAAAGACATATGTTCCAATATGCTTGAGTTGAATCCAAGGACACATCCAAACTTTCATACCCATACGTCTTACATTATAACAAAACATGTAGTCTTCGGACAGGTATCTATTTGAATATCTTTCTTGATCAATCCCAGTAGTCTTATCGGATAGGAACTGAATCACTTCTTCATGTGTTGCTTCAGGATTTTTCTCATAGAATGCTTTGATTTCTGGAACAAGATTCTGTGATTTATCATCAATTAACGCGTCAAAATACGCCATGATTTCACGACTTCCATCAAACGATTCTGTTCTAACGTGATCTGGTCGATATAAAAACTGAGGATATACTTCAGAATATTTTTCAAACACCTGACGTTGAATTAGCATAAAGCCTGTTCCACCTTCAGCTACCTCAGCAGGTTCGCTAATACGGATTTCGGTTTTTCCAACGGGATTAAAAACAAAATCACCAACAAAATTTTCAAGCATATTAGGATTTTCGTCTGCAGCACCCATGTCAACAGCTTGTTTGATCTTTTCCCATGAAATAGTTTTCTTAGGATATGGACCACACATTACATTATACTCATTGGGTTTTTGCACAGATAGAGCCATCATTGCAATAACGTCTCGAGCACTAAATGCTATATCTGAGTCAATAAAAATCAAATGTGTAGCATCACTGCGCATAAACTCATCAACACAGTAATTACGAGCACGTGTAATAAGTGATTCATTAAAAAGAAAATAAAACTGTAAAGGGATTTGGTATTGTTTACACAACCCAGTTAACTCAGCAACAGAACGAGCAAACATGCCCGAACACATACCACCATACATTGGCGCAGCTAAAAAAAGCTTATTCTTTTGTAAGTCTTCAATAGGAACATTAATCTCCATAATATACTCCGTTATTTAATGTTATGTTGAAATTATATAACAATTCGTTGATAATGTACACTAAAAGAAAGCTTCAAGCGTAGCAATTTTTTCTTCCCATATCTCCATGGTTTGATTTGTATTATGTTGAATTGTAATTTGTGCATCAATCCAATCACGTTTACCTTCGAGACTAGCCTTTACTTCAGTAGCCATATCCGTGGCTGTTTGCACTGGAACATTTTGACAAATATGATTATAATTAGCTTTTGGTTTGAGCAATTGAAAATCAGTTGGCATACCCATGATAGATAAACCTTCGCGATAAGTAACATACCTATCTTCTACGGGGTGTGTTAATACTGTTGGATAGTGACCTACGAAGCTTCCAATATGACCTTTAGGCAATATTGTACCCCGGCGCATAATATTACCACCAGATTCAAGCTTATCATACATTCGTATACATCTTTGTGCTTGCCGTTCATATCCATTCTTTTCCATCCACTTACTAACGCGAGAGTAATCATGTTTATGAGACTCAATGATACTATATACGTCCAAACAATTAGGTGTGGATGGCGCGTCGACGTCAATAGATTCAAAATATTCTCTATGACTAATTCCACCGTGGATTTCCTCTAGAATATATCGATAATATGGATCTTCACTTGGTTTATGACGACTGTTTATTACTTCTGACATAGGATCATCTGGACGATTCTCGACACTCAAGATGAGGTCTTCAATCGATTGGTATTGTCTATTATAGTAATTAAAAACGGGGACTCGATCGCCTTTCCAGAAGAAATAGAAGGTTCGTGCGCGGGTCTGTGGAACACCATGTAAAAGACTCTTGGTTTTATACATAGAGAATGTATAGCCATGTTCTTTCCCAATAGCAATCATTTGATTACGAATGGGTTCACCTATTTTACCAGGAAAGGCTGGAGCATTTTCTCCCCAAAATACTAGAGGCTTGATCTCGCCAAGAACGTACTTAGCCGTTTCAATGAGCCAGCGGTTGTTTTTGTTGTCCTCTCCGAAGTGCATGCTAAATTGTGACAGGCCTGCACAAGGACACACGCTAGACACTACATCTACGGAATGAGGGTGGCGGTCCCCTTCGTCGAGAATGTAATACGGTACCTCATGATTCCAATAGTTGAGCAGATGTGTTTCATTCTCATGAAATGCATCATAAGATAAAATATAATCTGGTCGACTACCAAATGCTTTTTCTGATCCTAATACTTCTCCTCCTATTAATGGTATAATGCTTGCGTGTGTTATCATATATTATTCCGAATATCGTTCATTAATTGTGTAAAGGCATATTCTGAATCTTGGTGTTCTTTGTAGAATTCAAATGCCATGTTTCGCCATTCATCACGCATCACATCATCTTTAGATAGTTTATCAATTAAACTATATGCAGATCCCATATTATCTTTATCGAGCCAAATAGTTCCATTATTTTCGCATTCAATGAGAGGGATATTCTGTGTACGATGTTTACACATTTCTCCATACGAAGAAGCAAACACAGGAATAGCGCCAGAACATACTACCTCAGCATGAGTATATTCTATACTTTTATATATGTATTTTTCTTTCATATGAGAGAGCTGATAACCAAATCCACTCCGTGACATTCTTTGAAGCATTTCTTCTTGTTTATATGAACTAAACACATACGCTGGTTGATCAGGTTTAAAATAGTCTTCAGAAAATTCTTCTATACGTTTATATGGTTTTACATGATTATGAAAATCTGATAATACTCTAAAATCTAAAAACGCAGGTGCTGCGTCAATACCTTCAAAGATAGTAATAAAATGTCCATGACGAAGATAGTTATTATGGAATGGAAACATTTGTTTGTAACCTTTCCACGTAGTCGTTCGTCCAATCCAACGATTGATCACAGGATTAGTTTCTTCAATGGGCTTCCAATACTTAGCACGGCATGCATCAAAATCCATGCCAGGTTGGAATGAAAGTATTGGTGTTTCATCATCACTGAAAAACGATGTAATGCCACCAATTCCGAGTATATTTCTAGCCATATCAGAAAAATCATTATTAGTACTATGAGCAAAGATTACTTTAGCACTCTGTACGGCTTCTTCTAGACAAGCAT